AGCGTGTTAAGGTTTTCAACTTCCTTGGTAAGTGCGTTGACATCATTGACATTATGCAGGGCATTATCTTTTAGGAATGCAGGTTGTTCAGCAGGCACGGGTGCTTGCTCAACTTGTGCTTGGAGTTCTTGGTTCTCAGCAAGCAATGCTTTCTTCTGCGCGGTTAGTTTCCCAAACCTTTTAATTGCAGAAGCATTGAGATGCTTGGCTAATTCCTTTGACTCCTCCTCGGATAATGAATCCAAATCCAGGTCTTTAAACTTTGAAAGAACATCTGAAGGTTGTACGGGTTGCTCATCTGATTCCTCATCTGATTCCTCCGGCTCTTCAGCAGACTGATCCTCTGATTCCTCCTCTTCTTCCGTAGATTCTTCTGCAACGGGTTCGGATTCCTCTTCGGTTGTGGTTTCAGTATCCTCGCTTTGGCGTTTCTGCATCAATGATGATGCAAGTTCTGCCATTGTTAGGTTACCTTCACCAGACGTTAAACTATCCACGGAGTTTTGAGAGGACTCTGAGTCAACCTCTTGAATTGCTTCTTCCATAAGATCAAGGCATGTGTAGCCTAGTGTAGCAAAATGTAGTGCAGTCTAGCAAAAATGGCAACAAAAAAGCCCCTGTGACCCAACCCCACGAAAGGTCACAGAGGCATGAGCTATACTAACTATAATCTACCAACCTAAAAAATTATAACTTATAAAAGGTATCGAGTTCCTCGTCTATTGCTTCAAGCTTTCCACACATCATGTAGTGCCTGTTTGTGCTATCTACTATAGCTTTAGTCTGCAATTGACGGATAACTTCTTCTCGCATTGCTTCTCGCATCGCAATGTATTGTTTAAAGTGTGGGTCATTCTTCAACATGGATAATGCCTGGATTGCTTCCTCGGCATCTATCTCGTGGTAGGTTTTTCGTTTACGGGGACTCATTTTGTATAGTTGTATATAATTCCTATTAATAAAAAAAGGATGTCGCAGATAACATCACGTTCCAAAAAAAAGAAGAAGATGGTAAGTAGGGCAACCCACTCTCGTTGAAAGCTGTGCACATTATGAACGTTTTCTTTTGTGCAAGCCATGCTTGGCATATTGCTTGCCCTTGCTTGTGGCTGCTCTTTTCTTCTTATTCGCAGCAGCAAGTTTTGCTCTGCCTGCCTTTGTGCTTTTTAATCTTTTGATCTTGCTTGCTGGGGCATAGACCTCACCTGTCTCAGATGATTTCTTACCAGATGCAGTACGCCACCCCTGTTTTGTCCATTTCTTGAGTGACTTCTGTGGCTTCCTTAATGGCATTATCTATATCCTCCACCCTTGGCTTTATATTCTTTGGCAAGCATTTGGGCTTTACGTGCAGACCATTGACCTGCTTTACCACCTTTAGATCCAGACTTAATCTTGCTAAATAGTCTCTTACGCATGGTTGGCTTAGTATAATTACCAGCCTCATTTACACGGGACTTGGCTTTCTTTTTAGCTACCATTTAACAATCCCATGCTTTGCGTGACCAATAATTGGCACTTAGTTTATTTGTCTTACCTTTAATTCCACCTGACCTTGCACAGTAGCTCTTCTTGCGTGCAGGTTGGTTTTTCTTGATGGACATCTTTGGATCTCCAAAGCGTACAAGTTTTACTTGGTCTCCCTGCTTGGCTAAGACTGCAAACTTCTTGGACTTACCCGGTGTACGCTTGGGTTTATTGTAACCGCTAAATTTCTCTTTGCGGTAGGTAATCATTTTTTCTTACGACCACCACATTTCTTTTTAGTCATTTTCTTCTTAGGTCTTCCAACCTTACTTCCATAAGTTCCCTTACCATACGGCATAATCTTATCCTCCTGTTTGTGCTGCTCCTGTTGATCCAAATTGTGTGGGTGCTGCTCCTAACCTTCCAATCTCAGCGTTTTGTTTTTGCTGAACCTGCATTTGTCTTTGTTGCAGGTAATTGGAAATACGCTCCTGTAAGGCTGGATCTTGTTGTACCTTTTGTGCCACATCGGGTTGAGCTAACCATTGCTGGAATATCTGCAACTTCATCTCGTGGGCATCATTGGGTTTAACATTAGGTGGTACGCCAGCATAGATTTCTGCAATAGTCTGTCTCTCTTCATCCATTGCTTTCTGCGATGCGGTTTCTTTGGGAAGCATGATACTTTCCGCAGCACCCGGTAAAATCTGCCCAACTGCAATTTGTAATAATCTCTCGGTATCCAGCGTACCATTCTTGTCGAGTTGTGCGCCAAGTTGTGCAATTGCTTTTACACGCTCAAGCATTTGTTCTGGATCTTGCGTGGCAGCATCAAACTGCATGTAAAAATCAAATCGTTCACCAGCATTTCCTTTGTCGTACTTCTGCATGTCCTGCATACCGGTGACACGGAAGTATTCTTGGTCTGGGCCATACTGTTGGTAAAGGGAGTATACTTGATCGAGTAGAAGTTTTAAGTGATGAAATACTTTATCTATCACTTCTTGTTGCTTCATCTGTGCTTCCACAGGATTTACTCCTGGTGCGTTTCTACCAAAGTATCTATCTGCTTGTTCCTGTATGTATCTGCGAAGTTCTACATTAACACCAGATCCACGGGGGGTGTCTGCAAATCTTACTTCACCAGGTACACGATAAGGTAATTTTACACCCGGCCCAAAACGGGAAGGGGCGCGCCCAAGAGGGTGTTCCAAAGGCGGTAAAGTTGTTAACGATTGTGCATCAATCGCTGCATCTGTTTCGACCTTGAGTACCTGCTGCAAGCTTTCAATAAGCTCCGGGTATGACCTAGACGAGTATAATTTTTTGTCTGTTTTTTCAAGGGTGGTTACCACGAATGGATATTGCCCATGTGCATAATCAAGTAATTGATGCTTGGCATAAAGATCAGAAATATTGGCATGGTAGATCGTGCAGTAAATACCGGGTACATTATCCTCATCCAATAGTCTTTGATAACAGTACACAATTCTAACAAGGCTATTATCATTGTTTCTGGTAAACTCATCATTCTCTCGCAATTGATAGATGTTCTCATCTGTATCCTCGCCTTGTCCTGCAAGTTCAATCGCTGCATCCACAAACTCTTCTGACCAATTTTCAGTACTAATTTTAGACCTTAATTGCTCTGGAGTCATACTCACGGAATGAAACATGTAAGGTGCTTCCTGTGGATCTATACAATAGCTTGGCCAAAATACATCCTCATCGGGTGCAAGGGCTTTGATCTTAGGTCTACTTACAACTTGGCGTGTGACAGGTACTGTGGTTTCTCCATCCTTACGCATTTCCTTTAACATTGCCCGTGCCTTGGACTTGCTAATATCAAACTGAGTTTTAAGTGCCTCACTTAATTCCTCGTCCATACTTCCATCCTGTATAGCTCCGGCAATCTGTGGAAGGACTTGGGCAATCTCTTCAAGCTTAATGGTCTGTTGTTGCTTCAGTTCTTGATTCTCGTACCAAGCATAATGAACCATCATACCTTTTTCAAAAAGATGATTTAATCCAAGTTCAATCTCAGGATAAAACTCCTGCATCTTAGAATTAATTAACCATCGTAAAAACATGGATACCACATTGGCACGCTCGACATCACTTGATTCTGTGGGTGTGGCTATTATGTGACCACGTCGGATTGCATTCATTGACATTGCCACCCGGCAATTAATCAACTCATCGCACATCCTTTGTTCTTGGTCACTCGCACCTTCCCAAGGGAACACATCTCCTGTGGAACTTTGGCTTGAATGCTTCTTGAAGTCATCACTCTTGCCTGCCCATAAGCAATTACGGACATCATAGTCTCTTTGTCTACGATCTAACCATTCACCTAAATCACTCTGTGTACGCTTGTACGCTTCACTAAGATAAGCAATGTCAGGCTCTTTTGAGACATATAGTAATTCTGGATCGCTGGCAGAGAGCATGTGTAGCATAAAACTACATTAGCACCCTTATGTAGTCAATCTAATACCCACCACCACCTGTGACCTGTATGTCACGATGGGTGATGTGGTCTGCACCACTAACAAATAAATATCGCAGGCAGTCAATTTGGTCAGAGAAGTAATCACTCTTACTCTCTCCTGCATATTCAAGCATGGAAGATATTGTATTCTCGCATTGATCGGAGAAGTAAAGCTTGGGGCAATTCTTGTCTGTCATGGTTTCTGTATCATCCCAGCTAAGTGCATCATTAATCTTGGCAATACCAGAGTCTATAGACACACCTGGTGCAGCACGCATCACAAATCCCATGTTACTCATTGTATTGATTATATTACTTTCTCCCTCCTTCGTACGCACTGTGGCTGCTCCCATTCGTGGGTCAACTATTCGCTCAAATATCTCCTCACCATCTTCCTGTGCTTCAAAGTAGGATAAGTAGTCTGAGTACCCCCAACCTAAAGGACGTTGTCCAGGGCCAGGTTTACCCACTGCTTTACCAGCACCATTAATATGTGGGATTGCCCATGCTCCCATCGTACTATCTGGAAACTCACGATAGATGTATATCTTACCATCCTTGGTCACGCCTGCCCATAATCCAACCCAAGGTTTACTACCACCCGGATCGCAGATGAAGTAACGGGTTACACTTACAGATGGATCGAGGATGAATGGTATCTTACTATGTTCAATTACATTGGACTCACGCTGGAATTTTGGGAACTTTCCTTCAAAGCTCTTACTTGGTATGCCGAATAATCGAGCAAGCTTTACCTCCTGTGGTTGCTTAGAATAGGTACGCACAAGTTCATCTGCATCCACAAAAGGACTCATCTGACTCCAAAAATAATATATGCGACAGTCAGGCCAATTAGCAGACACTTGTTCAGTAGGCAGTTCCTTATCCATTAACGCACTATACTTTGACCTGACTGTCGTAGCTCCTTTCAGTAAACTATTAACTAATGGCGTGTATCCTTGCAGAGTCGTAAAGGTCAGAATCAAGCGACCATGATTATCGGTAAGTCTTGCCAATAGCGTGTTAAAAATATTCTCAGGAATCTCCTCATCTGCATGTATACAATGGGCTGCCCATCCCTCAAAGATTTGTGGGTCTGCCATATACTGCCTGTAATT